TTAAGTATAAAAAATAACGTCCTCAATGCCTATCGTGCTAGGGTTTTTACGCGAGTTGCCTTTCAGGAATGTATACTTGATTTCCTTGATTGTACTGTTTATAAGCTCCTCTTTATCTTCATTGCTTAAATACCCCCATGACTCAAGCACTATGTTTTGCCATTCTTTCAGCGCCTCAATATCCACATTACGCTCTTTTTTATTTGATTGTTGGTAGTAAGTATCAAGCAGCTTTTTAGTTTCGTCCATTTTCTTATTGAATTCATCATCAGAAATTAAATCGTTAGACCAAGCATCAAGAAACTTCTCACGTTGTCTGTTTACTTTATTAACGTCAATCACAGGCTCGTTGTCGTCAGCAGCAGCTAGTAGGTACTTGTCGAAATCTAACTTATAAAGATACTCAATGAACGCCTGCTCAGCACGTTTCATGCTAAAACTGACTTTTTGCTCATTTGGTACGTGGTCACTTTTACATTTATCGCAGTAGTACGTTTCGTATTTTTTAGTGCCTTGTTTAGTTTTCTTGTGGTGTACACTCAGCGTTAAGTTTAAACCACAATTAGGGCATTTCAGTTTACCTCTAAATATTGAAGTGTGTTTGCTATTGCCAACTTTGGTGCGTTCCTTTAATTTATCCTCTATAATTTTGAAATCGTCCTCAGATATTAAGGCCTCATGTGTGTTCTCGACAAATATATCACCATAAAAGCTATGACCTCTAGCTTGAGGGTTTTTTAATGCACGCCTAACGAGTATAGGATACCAGCTCAGCCCTTTAGGGTGTTTGTACTCACTAGCATTTAGTTCATCAGCTATATTGAGGGAGCTTGCACCCTCCTTGATACGTTTGACCATGTAACGCAGCACAGGCGCGTACTCATTAGGATAAAGTTTGCCGTCAGTTTTAGTGTAGTAGAACGGCACTTTTGAAACATGCACGCCTTTTCTAGCTGCTGAGGTTTTACCCATTTCAGTTCGTTCAGATATGGTGGAGCGTTCCCACTCAGCCATAGCACCGACTAGCGTGACGAATAGGCGACCCATTGCGCTCGATGTATCATAAACCTCAGTTGCACTTCTAAATGCCACATTGTTTTTCTCGAAAGTGTCTAATAGGTCTAATAGGTTACGCACATTACGTGTTAAACGGTCTAGTTTGTAGACTAGCACCAAATCAAACTCGTTTATTCTATGCAGCAGGTCTTGTAGGGCAGGACGATTTATCGTGCCACCTGATACCCCTGCATCAACAAACATCTCATATTTAGGCCAGTCGTTAATTTCGCAAAATGAAATGAGTTTATTTTTCTGTTCATCTATAGAGTAGCCCTCATTGGCTTGCTCCATAGTCGAGACACGTGTATATATTGCAACTTTTTTCATGTTGTACCTCTCCTTTTATGAAATTTATCCTTTAAATCCTTTTTAATATTTGCTAGAGTTAGACCCAACGCTTAAAAATTACAGAAAAGAGGGACTATTATGAAAAAGGGATTATTTGGTTGTTTAGGTTGTTTAGGTGTTGTAGTCGTAATTGTTATCGTTATTGCGATTATTTCCGCTGTCATGGGAGGCGGCGACTCAGGCGGCGAGTCAGACTCAAACAAAGACGGAAATAAAGAGTTTGCAATCGGCGAGAAAGTCAAAGTTGATGACCTAGAGTACACAGTTAACAGCATTGAAACAGCAGACACTGTAGGCGGTCAATACACATCAAGCACGGCTGACGGCAAGTACATTGTCGCTGACGTAACTGTTAAGAATAACGGTGATGAGTCAATCACAATCGACACTGAGCTATTTAAAATACTGAATGGCGATGCAACAAACGGGGCAGATGCTGCAGCATCAACAGAGGCCAATCCGAGCGATATAGGTTTCTTTTTAGAGCAGCTTAACCCAAGCAGCGAAAAAACAGGGAAAGTCGTATTTGATGTATCAGAAAAAACCGCTCAATCTGATAAATTGAAAATGCAAGTGTCATCAGGAATGTTCGGCACTAAAAAAGCTAACATCAACTTAAACTAATATGCTTAAAGCCCCACATTATGTGAGGCTTTTTTCTTTGTGCCTAAAAGCTGCAATCTCTTAAAAAGTTGATGTAACTGTCACTCTTTCGATGCTCAAAGTGAGTCAGGTAATTCTCAAGGCCTATATCAAGATGACGTTCTAATATACGCATACAAACCCCCACAGCTCTAAAGCTGATACTGAATTTATTGGCTATTTCATATGAGCTTTTCTTCCTATATTCATAGCGTTTATGTAAAGGGAACAATAAGCAGCTTGCAAAAGTGTCGGCCTCAAATTCTTCTCGAGTATATGTGCCAGTTCCTTTTTCACGGTCATATAATGACTTCCCAGCGTGATTAAGTTTGATGTGACCATACTCATGAGCAAGCGTAAAACGTTGCCTGCTGACACTTTTAAGTGCGTTGTAGACAATAAACGACTTTTTCCCTTTTTTAAAATGAAAAGCCTCGTCAGATTGGCCAATCTCAGACACCCTTGACCGACTAACGCCTGCAATTTTCCCAAACTCACCAAACGTGAGCAGTGTGACGTTTTTATCTTCTTTTATCATATCTTTTATAGGTACAGGGAACTTCCCCTCTATATAGAATGAGTCCGCTTTTTCTATCGCACGCATAAACGCTTGATTTTCTTCATAATTCAATTTAAAACTCCCTTACTACTTGTCGTCTTTTGTTATTTCTTCCCAGTTATCGAAAAAAGCCTCGAATACTTTAATGGCTTTCTTTCTATCCTCCTCACTCATATTCTGAGCAGCACGTTGCATGATACGAATATCTTCATCAATCTCGATTTCTTTTTCGTCTACTTCTTCATATAGAAGTGAGTCAGTGGAAACATCAAAATAATCCGCAACTTTCTTCAATCTATCAGCAGTTGGGAACTTCCCACCTTGCCATTTTCTTATTTGACCGTTTGAAATATCTAACTTTCTTTCTAATTCAGCGACAGTGATGTTTCTATTTTTACATAAGGTTTTGATTTTTTCGTATAAATTCATAATTTTTTTATCTCCTTTGAAGTCGCACCACTGTCAACTTTAAATACATCGAATAACTAATATTAGCCAATTAATATAATTTTATGGTTGCAAATAGCCATTTGATATATTATAGTTAGACACGTGCTAATGATTAGCTTACAAAAACAACTTAAACAAAACGCAGTTCGCCAAAACATTAATTTTGTTGATTTGATTGTTTGAGTAAGCTCAAGTAGCGCAGTAGCAATAATAAGTTTTGAAAAATCGTGACTAAGCCAACGGGATAAGTCTGTCTTATTAGCTAATTACTACATTTTTAATATTAGCATATTAGCTAACGCTCGTAAAGTGCTTTCATGATAAAAATAGCCAAATAACTAAAGGAGGTCGAAAAATGGAAGATTTCGGGGCGCTAGTCCGCAGCGAATTAGAAAAAAGAGAAATCTCACAAAGAACAATGGCCAAAGAGTTAAACATCTCAGCCCCATACTTGAGTGACATTCTCAACAATCACAGGGACGCGCCAACACAGAAACAACGCATTTTTAATTATTTAAACAGTAAACCGATTAAAAGTAAATAAGGAGGCGCAAACAATGACACAACCGTCACAAGCTACAGTGCAGTACTGGTTTGATTTTATGTGGGAACGCGGGGCAATACAGAAAACACTAAAAAATGGAAAAGGAGCGAAAGTATGAGAGCTTTAGCAAAATTGGGCGTTTTCAGTTTTTGGATAGCGTCAACCGTAATATTTTCAATGATGACTGACATTTTCGTCGGCACTGTACTAGGCGTGTGGGCAACATTCGTAATGGCGTTTGCAGCAGAGAAATGGAGCATAAAAAAAGGCCTCACTTGCGACAACAAGTAAGACCAGCAATAAAAAAATTAATTAATAAGTACATTGTAAAACAAAATAGGAGGATATACAAGATGCCAAAAGTAAATCAGGCAATAAAAGCGTTAGGAGAAAGAGGTTTTAACTTAAATGAGGATAAAGCAGTCTTTCAATTAGAAGATGGCACGCTCGAAATTTGGATTGATGAAGAAGAAAAGACTCTTAAAACTGAAATACATGATATGAAAACATATTTCTCAAATGAATTAAGAGACAGAGGCATGATGAGTATTATGTATGAAATATCAGGCATTGATGAGGAGGACGAGTAAATGACATTAGAGGCAATTATGACAGAAATCAGAGACGAGCTAAAACGTTCAAATGATTTAAAAGAGAAACAGCTACAAGATTTCACAGATACAGCAAACGAGCCTGCAGGCTGGACGCAATTGCCGGCTGAGGAAGAAAAGCAGCAGCCTAAGGAAGAAAAGCAGCAGCCTAAAGAGGCACTTGCTGAGCCTGTAGCAGACGAGGCAACAATGAAAAAAGCAGTCGCTAAAATTATCAAAGGCACAGACAAACAGAAAAAGGCAAAGCTCAAAGCGAAGATAAATGAAATCGGAGCGAAAAAGGTGTCAGACATTCAGCCTGAGCAGCGTCAGACCATTATTGATTATGTGGCGGAGCTAGACAATGCCTAATCTTGACCACTCAAACCGAGCGCACGCCAAGCTCAGCGCTAGTGGCGCAAACCAATGGCTGAATTGCCCGCCAAGCATCAAAGCGAGTGAGGGCGTCGGTGACACGTCGAGTGAGTTCGCAAGAGAGGGAACATTCGCTCACGAACTATCAGAGCTATATTTCAGTAACCTGTATGAGCATTTAAGCGATGCAGCTTTCAAGCAGCAGCTTGAACAAAGCAAAAGCAATGAGTATTATTCCGAAGAATTAAGAGAATACGTTGAGCAGTACGTCGATATTGTTGAAGAAAAAATCAACGAGGCGAAAGCTCAAGACGAGCCGATACTGTTCTTTGAACACAGACTCGACCTGACGCGTTATGTGCCTGAGTCATTCGGTACAGGTGATGTGGTCGTGTACTATAACGGCACAGTCGAGATTATTGATTTGAAGTTTGGCAAAGGTGTCGAAGTGTCAGCCCTTAACAATCCACAGTTAAGGCTGTACGGGCTAGGCGCCTATGAGCTACTCAAAGACTTTGAGGACGTACACACAATCAAAATGACAATCGTGCAGCCGAGATTGCACAACATTTCAAGCGAGTCAGTAGATGCTGCAGACCTTGTTGAGTGGGGGTTGAACACAGTTAAACCTCAAGCAATCAAGGCATACAACGGCGAGGGCGAGTTCAAAGCCGGCAGCCATTGCAGATTTTGCAAGATACGTCACACATGCAGAGCAAGAGCTGAGGCTAACAATGTTGAAAGTGAGGACATGCAGTCCCCAGCAACCCTCACAGACGACGAGCTATCAGCCTTGCTGCACAAATTGCCTGAGATTAAACGTTGGGCGAGTGATGTAGAAGAATATTGCAAATCGCAAGCAGTAGAGAACAAACGCGAGTTTGCAGGTTGGAAAGTCGTTGAGGGCAGAGCCAACCGTAAATACGCAGACGAGCAGCAAGTGTATGAACGACTGACTGAACAGTACGACCCGAAAGACGTTTCAGAAACCAAAGTGCTAAGCATTTCTAAACTTGAAAAGCAGCTAGGCAAAAAGCGTGTTGGTGAGTTATTAGGTGATTTAGTAACAAAACCACGCGGCAAAGCCACGCTAGTTACTGAGGACGACAAACGCGAGCCTATCTCAGATAGTGCTGAAAGTGATTTTACTGAATTTTTATAAATAAATGTTATTAATACTATATTATGCAGCAACACCAAACTATATTATAAAACAAATTTAAAGGAGCAATTCAAAATGGCAGAACAAAAACAAACTAAAGTAATGGTTAAAAAAGCGAGAGCGAGCTATGCACATATATTCGAGCCGCAAGCAATCAACGAGGGTGACGAGCCTAAGTACAATATCAGCTTAATTATTTCTAAAGACGACACGGAAACAATCGACAAAATTAATCAAGCAGTAGAGAACGCAAAAGAAAATGGCAAAGAGAAATTTGGAGGCAAAATACCTAAAAACCTTAAAACACCGTTACGTGACGGTGATGAAGAACGCGAGGACGACGAGGCATATCAAAACGCTTATTTCTTAAATGCAAATACAAAACGTAAGCCTCAAGTGCTAGACATGGACGGCAGACGCACAGACGACCCTGAGGACGTATACAGCGGTTGCTATATCCATGCAACAGTTAACTTCTACCCGTTCGCAGTATCAGGCAACAAAGGCGTTGCATGTGGACTAGGTAACATTATGAAAGCTGCAGACGGCGAGCCATTAGGTGGCGGTGGAGCTAAAGCTGAGGACGATTTCGCTGAGTTCCTAACTGACGATGAGTTTGACGAGTTCCTTGAAGAATAATAATCAGAGGAGGCCTTGAGCCTCCTATACATATTTATAAAGGAGGAGCTTATGACAACGCTAAACATAGACGTAGAAACTTACAGCAGTTTTGATTTAAGGAAAACAGGCGCTCACAGATATGTAGAGGCGGAGGACTTTGAAATATTAATCATTGCTTATTCAATAGACAACGGCGCAGTGAAGTCAATTGACTTATATGACCGCGATGAAGAGCTATATAAAGAGTTTAGAGGCTTACTGTTCGACCCTGAGGTCACAAAATACGCATTTAATGCAGCCTTTGAACGCACAGCTCTAGCAAAACATTTTAAGGCTACAATGCCACCTGATGAATGGGTGTGCAGCATGGTCAACTCAACAAGAGTCGGCTTGCCTGCATCACTTGAAATGTGTGCCGAAGTATTAGGCATAGACATGCAAAAAGATGCTAAAGGCAAGAACTTGATTAAGTATTTCTCAATGCCCTGCAAGCCTACAAAGGTGAACGGTGGGCGCACCCGCAATTATCCTGAACATGACCCTGAGAAGTGGCAGCAGTTCATTGACTATTGTGAGCAAGACGTAAGGGTCGAAATGGCCATAGCAAACGAAATCAGCAGCATAGGCTATCCTGAGTCAGAGCAGCAGTTGTGGACGATTGACCAACTTATCAATGATAGAGGCGTTCACATAGACGAGCCGCTTATGCTAGGGGCTTACAAGCTCGATGAGATAAGCAAAGCAGACCTGATGAAACAAGCCAAACAATTGACGGGACTCGACAACCCAAACAGTACGCAGCAATTGCTTGCATGGTTTGAAGAGCAAGGCCTCGAGATTGATAACTTACGAAAAGCAACAGTGGACGAGTACCTAAAAACAGCCACAGGCAAAGCACGCAAGATGCTTGAGTTACGTCAGCAGATGAGCAAAACGAGCGTTAAGAAATACGACAAGATGTACAACATGGCCTGCAATGACAACCGTATAAGAGGCATGTTCCAATTTTACGGCGCAGGCACAGGACGTTGGGCTGGCAGAGGTGTACAGATGCAAAACCTCACTAAGCACAAAATGACTGATGAGGAGCTAGACATAGCCCGCGAGGCTATTAAGCAGCAAGATTTCGATTGGTTGGACTTAATGCTCGACTATGAGTATCAGGACATATTGAGCCAACTTGTCAGAACGACATTCACGGCACAAGACGGCTATAAGTTAGCTGTCAGCGACTTTTCAGCCATTGAGGCTCGAGTTATTGCATGGTTTGCAGGTGAACAGTGGCGACTTGATGTATTTGATACTCACGGCAAGATATACGAGGCCTCAGCTGCACAGATGTTCAATGTACCAATCGAGAGCATAGGCAAAGGCGACCCTTTAAGACAAAAAGGCAAAGTGGCCGAACTAGCACTAGGCTATCAAGGAGGCGCAGGCGCACTCGAGTCAATGGGAGCATTAAAAATGGGGCTTGAACAATCAGAGCTTAAGCCTTTAGTTGATGCGTGGCGTGCAGCCAATCCGAACATCAAAGCATTTTGGCACAACTGTCAAAAGGCTGCAATCAAAGCAGTCAATAAAGGCACAATGCAAACCGCTAACGGCATTAAGTTTTACATTCAGCATGGTCACTTATTGGCAGAGCTGCCGAGTGGCAGGGCGTTAGTATACAGAGACGCACAACTTAACGAGAACAGTTGGGGCGCAACAGTAGTAGAGTTTCAAGGTCTAAACACCGTGCGGAAATGGGACACAATCAAGACATACGGCGGCAAGCTCGTCGAGAATATCGTTCAAGCTACAGCACGTGACGCATTAGGCATATCAATGGCAAGGCTAGAGGAGCAGGGCTACAAGATAGTCGCACATGTACATGATGAGCTTATTCTCGAAGTACCTGACGACGGGCATGACCATTTGAAAGATATTGAGGATATTATGAGCCAGCCGATTGATTGGGCTGAGGGCTTAAACCTAGATAGTGACGGTTTTGTCAGCCCGTTCTACATGAAAGATTAAAAGGAGGTTAAAATATGAGTGATTGGGAACAGGTCAAGCAGAGCGCTTGCCTCAATTGCGGGCATTGCAGCCCTGCCAGTAAAACATGGGATATACCCGAGTTAGCTTTCATAGTTGAGGGCTGCACCAAATGTGGCAAAGATGAGCAATTTATGTACGAACAGGGCTGGAACGCTTACGCTACAGCTAAACAAGTAGCATTTATGCAAAGATTAGGCTTTGAGAACGCAAGCCAAAACATTATTAAAAGCATGGCAAGGGAATTAATAGATTGGGGGCTAAAGCATGAACGCACTAGATAATGTGAGCGAGTGGGGGATATATCAAGTTCCTGTTAAGTTCACAGTTGAATATGAAACGACAGTTACAGTAACAGCTAATAGCAGTGATGATATATCTGAGAAAGTCGACGAGTATATCAACGAATATTATGACGGCATAGCAAGCGAAGTCGTAGCCATGACAGGCAAATCAGAACTAAAAGAAATCAGGGAGGTTTACTAAATGCAACGCGTAATTTATGACAATGGTACTGAAAGGCAGTTAACGAAAGAGCAAGCTGAGGCTATATGGAATAAGGGGCTGACATTAGGCCAAGTTCAAAACAGAGTCGACACAGGGTGGGGCTTCTTTGACGCTGTAGAGCTAGGCAAGAATTATGTATTAATGGACGGCGATGTTTGCCTAAGATACGACGACAACGTGAGAACGTTATATATTCCTTTATTCATGATTGATAAGTTAGGCATACGACACAATGGCACACGCAAGCTGACACATAATCTCAGTATGGGCAAGAGCTTGAAAAACGCAGTATCTAATATGTTCGGCGGTATATTCGACAGAAAACTTGCTGCAGAGCTTGCAGCTATCGACGATACTGAAATATTGAAAGATAGACAGTTAAAGAATATGAGGCTGCAAGCACGTAAGGCTGAGCGCCGCAGGGAGATTAAAGAAATGTACAGAATTGAGCGAGATAAAGAGCGCCGCCCTCACATGTACGACGGAACACCTCAGCAGCACAGTTTCGGGGAATATGCTCAGTACCTAGCAGACAGCTACACATTTAAATGCAAGGAGGTCACTAAATAGATGACACAAATACATTTATTAGATATTGACGACATTGTAGAGTTTGAATATCCAATTGACTCAGGTGAGGCAATAAGAGGCGAAGTGACTGAGCTGCACGCCGACGTTATGAGAGCGACAGTGTACGACGGCACAGAAACGCACCATATTGACGATAGCTACAAAATCAGAGTGATTGAAAAAGCTGAGAACATTAAGCAGCAGCACTACCAAAGCAATACAGACGACGGTATAGACCTCATAGACTTTTGGTATATGCAAATGACACCCGAAGAGTTTCAAGGTGCTATGAAGTCTAATCTGCAAAGGTACTCAACACGATTAGGCCGCAAAGATGAGCGTATACAGGAACTCAAGAAAATTGAGGACTATGCAAGACGCTACAGAGAGAAACTTGAGCAGGAGGCCAAGTAATGACAAAAACAATCTACATTGCAGGCGACATGCTTTCACATGGCCAACAATTACGCAGAGCTTACGAGAAGTCAGCATTTAAACAGTTAGGCTATGAGGTCTACAACCCTCAGGACGATAAAAGCATCAATGACAAATCAAGCGCAGACCAGCAAGGCCTAGCAGAGCGTATCGTGTTAAACGACACAAGAGGCATTGAGAACGCAGACATCATTGTACTCGATTATTTAACACATGCACAAGGTACGATTTGCGAGCTAGGTTATATTCAGAAATTGAAACGTGAAAAGCCTGAGCTTGAGGTTTATGTACACTGTACCGATGTTAGGCAAGGCACAGGCCACATACCAAATGAGCAGGACAGAGCTGAGTTCTCAATTAATCAGTACGTTTACGGCGTGATTTTAGAAGTAACTGAGGGTAGAGGCGTGCAGGACTTTGAGGATATTAGACAAGAATTAGAACGGGAGGCGGAATAATGCACCTTGATGAGATAACGCAAAAACTCAAGTCAATCGAAAACGATGCACAACATATGATTGCAAGAAACGTCGAGCTACAAGCCGATAACGATAAGCTGAGAGAGCTGACACGAGGACAGCAGGACAGACTCAATAGTATTTACGAGGCGTCAGCTAAGGCGCAATACGAGGCTGAGCTGTGGCAAAAACGCTATGAGGCTGCTGAGAAGTATGTAAAAGAGAGATTGGAAATCACACCTGCAAGCATACCTTACGACAATGTGCGTATGGTGCTGAACGCGATTAAAACACATGACTTACATGAACTCGATTAAGCAAACCCTAGAGGCGCAGGGCGTAAAAGCGTCAATCATAAGGAGGAATAGGAAAATGTGGAAAGTTAAAGAATTTAACGGGATAGGTAATGTTGATTATTTAATCAATAATTTTATTAGTGAGAACGGTATAGAACATTTTAACTTAGAGGGGGTTGCCGTCATTCACGGTGAGCGATTAAGCGCAATAATCAAATATTGGGAGGACACAGACAATGACAAATAACATGCAAACATTAGTAGAAAATATAGAAGATTGGTCAGTAGATAAAGGGCTAAACGATGCAGACCCTAACAAGCAAATGCTCAAAGTCGTGGAAGAAATCGGCGAGTTAAGTCAAGGATTGGTGAAAGATAACCGAGACCAAGTTATCGACAGCATAGGCGATGCAGTTGTGACACTTGTAATCTTATCACAGCAATTAGGCTTAACACTTGAGCAATGCACGGCATATGCTTATAACGAGATAAAAGGTCGCAAGGGCGAAATGAGAAATGGGTCGTTTATCAAGGAGGCTGACCTGTAATGGTAGAAGATAACTTATATACATTTAAAGCAAATTGTTACGGCGTAGTAGACGGCGACACAATTGATGTGATGATTGATTTTGGTTTCGATATTTGGGGCGATAGACGGTTGAGATTATTGAACGTTGATACGCCTGAACGAGGACAAGAAAACTACACAGAGGCCACTGAGTTTGTGAAAGAAAAAGTGTTCAACCATGATGTGCTGGTACAGACACACAAAGATGACAATTTCGGGCGTTACCTAGCAAACGTCTATTACTTAGATGATACAGAATACAAATTACTCAATGATGAAATTAAACAGAGCGGGCTTATAAAACCAAACTCTAAATGGAATAAAGGTTAAAGGAGGCTGATTTGTAATGAGTGAGTTAATAGACGCAGTGTTTCACGGTATAACGATTGCATTGCTAGTGCTGCATTTTGTAGACGCTAAGCATCAATCAGAAATCAATAAAATGCAAAGACGCAGAATAGATAAACTTCAAAGAACAGTCAACGAACTTGAGGAGGTTAAGCAATGGAGAAAGTAATTACTTATCTTGTACAAATGATAGTTTTAATCGTTGTGTTTGGCATTGGCTTGATACTCACAGGCTTATTGATGTTAGGCCTACAGAGCATATTTTCACTATTAATCTAGGAGGGATAAGTAATGCTAAGAACAGTACAAGAGTTAGAGGATAAATACAATATTTCAAGACATTTTGAAATCGCGATAGACGATGAGAATTTGAGCGATGAGGCGTTTGACGAGATAAGCCACGCACTGAGCGAGTTTGAACAGCATTTAGTCATAGTACCGAGCATGTGGGCTGACCACACAACAATTGAAATAGATTAAGGAGGAGCATATCAATGCACGCATTAGACAACGTAACCCCTTTTGAGCAGCAAGAGCTTAAACACGACGGGAAAATCACATACGCATTTGCAACAAGCAGAAAATCAACTTATTGGAAGAACAGCGAGAAAACATGGGGCGAGTTTTTAAATAAGCTAGCCAACACAACACGTACAAAGGAAACAATTGACGAATACAACCGCATGAAACGCGATGAGCAATCAGAAATCAAGGACGTCGGCGGCTTTGTCGGCGGTTTCCTTAAGGAGGGCAAACGCCGTAAAGGTTATGTGATGAATAGGTCAATGCTGACATTAGACATTGACTTTGCTGACGAGAACATGCACGAGATTATCGAGCTATTTTTTGATAAAGCGTACGCGCTATATTCAACACACAAACACAGACCCTCAAACCCTCGTTTGCGTTTAGTCATTCCACTTAAGCGCCACGTTGACGGTGACGAGTATGAGGCGGTTGCACGTAAGGTGGCCGAGTCAATCGGTATTGATTACTTTGACGATACGACATACGAGCCACACAGGCTCATGTATTGGCCAAGTACAAGTGACGATGCTGAGTATTACTTCACATATGCAGATGAGCAGTTCCTTGACCCTGACGAGATATTGGAAGAATACAAAGATTGGCGCGACCCGCTAGAGTGGCCATATTCCGAGCGTGAGAGTGCAAGCTATAACCGTTTAGCAGATAAGCAGGGCGACCCGCACGAGAAAGCAGGCATAGTCGGCGCGTTCTGTAGAGCGTACGACATTGAGGACGTAATTGAGCATTTCCTATCTGACGTATACGAGAAATATGACGATAATCGTTTCACTTACGTTGGCGGCTCAACAGCAGGCGGCCTAGTCACATATGAAAATGGCAAGTTCGCTTATTCACATCACGGGACAGACCCAGCAGGTGGCGAGCTATGCAACAGTTTCGACCTTTTACGTATACACAAGTTCGGCCTGCAAGATGAGGACACGCCCGAAGATACGCCAATTAATCGCCTACCGTCCTATACAGCAATGCAGAAACTAGCACAAAATGACTCAGAGGTTAAAATCAACACAATGGTTGAGCGCTATGAGGACGCTGAGGACGAGTTTGCTGAGCTAATAGACAAAGATGCTAAGCGCGACAAATACAAATGGGCGACTCAACTTGATATGGATAAATCAGGCAACGTATTGGCCACAACGCCGAACATAGGCTTGATATTGCGTAATGATGACAGATTAATGGGCAAGATAGCCTATGACGAATTTAACAGCCGTCTGAGCGTACTAGGCTCTGTACCGTGGCACAAAGAGGACAAAGTGCGCTATTGGCGCGACTCAGATGATGCAGGGTTGAGAATGTACCTAGAACAGGAACATGGCATCTACCACCGCAGCAAGACCGATGATGCAGTGAACGAGATAGGCCTTGATAAAAAATTCCACCCCGTCCGTGAATACCTTGACGCATTAGAATGGGACGGCGTTGAGCGTCTTGATACGTTGTTTATTGATTATTTAGGTGCAGAGGACTCAGAGCTTAACAGAGCGGTCACACGTAAAGCCTTTACCGCAGGGGTGGCACGTATCTACCAGCCTGCAATCAAGTTTGACTATATGACAACTCTATACGGCAAACAAGGGCATAACAAATCTACAATTCTAAGCCTTATGGGCGGCGATTGGTTTAGTGACAGCTTGAGTGAAGTCACAGGCAAAGGCGCATTTGAGGCGCTACAGGGCAAATGGCTCATAGAAATGGCAGAGCTTTCAGCTACTAAGAAAGCCGAAGTAGAGGCCATTAAGCACTTTATTAGTAAGCAAACCGACTCATTCCGTGTGGCATATGGCCGACACAATGAAGATTTCCCTAGACAATGTGTCTTTTTCGGAACTACAAACAATCCTGATTTCTTACGCGATGATACGGGAGGTCGTCGTTTCTGGACGATTTCTGTAGACAAGCACAATGCAAGCAAGCCTATTTCAGAACTGAAAGACCCTACACTCGTTGCGCAGATGTGGGCGGAGGCTAAGCACAGATACAAAGAGGGCGAGCAGCTTTACTTACCTGCTGAGCTTGAGGAGCTTATGAACGACAGACAAGCCTCACACACTGAGGACGATTACCTTGAGGGTATCATTGAGGCATACGTGAACACACCTATACCGCCTAAGTGGCGTGATTTAGACGTAGACACGAAACGTCAATTTATTCAATCAGGCGACGAGGGCGTACTGCCTGCTAACCTAATACCTGACAACGATGAAGATTGGGAGCTTAGAGACAAGATAAGCCCTGTTGAGGTGTGGTGTGAGTGTCTAGGCAATGACCGCAGCAGATTTCCGAAAGCAGAGCAGCACAGAATAAAATCAGCCCTAAAAGGTCTGAAAAATTGGGAGCCATACACGCAAGGTGGTCGAGGACGTTTAAGATTTGGAAATGGTTACGACCAACAAAAAGCATATGTTAGGAGCTAGCGTGTCCAGTGTGTCCACTTATTTATGAACTTTTTTCAAGGGTTTTGTGTCCCTGTGTCCGTGTGTCCCTAATATTTCAACTTTTTAAAAAAGCCTGTTAGGGCATAAATTAGAGTAATTTTACAATTTTACCGTGTCCCAACTATGGACACACCTAAAAATACCGCGTGTCCACTGTGTCCCTAAAATTTTCTTGGGACACGGCTTGGGACACGGCTCTAATTATTGCGGCTCTAGGGTTCAATCTACCCTGTGTCCACTGTGTCCATAAAAACCCTAACTGACTTAAGAGTTAGTACAGGGAGAGAGAAATATATATATACTCCCTAACAAGCGTTTATATATATGTTGGGTAGATTTTTTTGGGACTTTGGGACACGGGTGTATTTTTACACAAAAGGAGATAGAAAAATGAGAGAAAGTAAAATCGAAAAATATCTAAAAGATGAAGTGGAAAAATTAGGTGGGTTGTGTTTGAAATTTACATCTTCAATTCGAGGTGTACCTGACAGAATTGTTTTACTTCCTGAAAATAGAATTTATTTTGTTGAGCTGAAAAATGAGCAAGGCAAATTGTCAGTACCTCAAAAATACTTGCACAAGAAATTTAAAAGATTAGGTATTCATGTTTACGTGCCTTACTCGAAAAGTGATGTTGATAAATTTATAAATGGGGTGGCCAAAAATGGCTATTGATTTTAAGCCGTATGACTATCAAGCATATGCTATTGATAAAATCATAAATAATAAAAAATTTGGGCTTTTCTTGGATATGGGTTTAGGTAAGACAGTTTCAACCCTCACAGCCATTGAAAAACTCAAATATGATTATCTTGAAGTAGATAAGGTATTGGTGATTGCCCCTAAACGCGTTGCAGAGGACACATGGGCGCAAGAAATAGAAAAATGGTATCATTTATCCCATTTAACCGTTTCGCTTGTTCTAGGTACCTCTAAACAGCGTACAGAGGCATTGGCTAAAGATGCTGACATTTATGTAACAAATAAAGAAAACACAAAATGGATATGTGAGAAGTACAGAAAAGATTGGCCGTTCGATATGTTGGTCATTGATGAATTATCGACATTTAAAAGCTCAAAGAGCCAACGATTTAAAATACTTAAAAAGCAGATGCCTTTAGTTGATAGATTTGTAGGGCTGACAGGAACACCAGCACCTAATAACTTAATTGATATATGGTCACAGATTTATCTGATTGACGGCGGTGAACGTTTAGGCAAGTCTATGACTAAGTTCAGACAAAACTTTTTCTATCCGACGCATCAACTGACAGAGCATGTTTTTAATTGGGAACTGAAAGACGGTGCGAAAGATGAAATATACGACAAGATAAGTGATATCACAGTCAGCATGGAAAGTAAGGACTACCTCGAAATGCCTGAGCGTATAGATAATGTACAAGAGGTGAAACTCAGTAAAAAAGAGCGTGCTATATACGACCAGCTAAAAGAGGATATGGTCATAGAGGACGAGGTAGATGCTAATAAAGACATAGAGGCACTCACAAGCGCCACATTGACGCAAAAACTATTGCAGCTATCCAATGGGGCTGTATACACCTCAGACGGTACACATAAGCCCATACACGACAAGAAACTTGAGCGACTTGATGAAATCATCGAGGAGGCACAAGGTAAGCCGATATTATTGTTCTATAGTTTCAAACATGACAAAGAGCGCATACTTGAACGGTATGACTTTGCTGAGGAGCTAAAGGGCGATTACATGGAGCGTTGGAACAATGGTGATATTAAGCTGCTTATTGCACACCCTGCAAGTGCAGGACACGGCATCAACTTACAATATGGCGGCTCGATTGCCGTATGGTTTGGGCTTACGTGGAGCTTAGAACAATACGAGCAGGCCAATGCACGACTGTTCAGACAAGGACAGACTGAAACAACTGTTATTCATCACATCATGACTGAGAACAGCGTTGACCAAGACGTGTATAAAGGACTGCAGAACAAACAGCTAGGACAAAACGCTTTGATGCAAGCCGTAAAGGCTCAAATACTTTAAAGGAGGCTGCTATATGCAAATGTTAGAGCTTAGCAGGTTAGACCGTAAGAAATTAGAAGAATATATATCAAATTTTGAACTTTATAAAAGAGAGTTGAGATTTACTGAGTATTTAATCATGGAAAATCACGAGCCTGATAATGTAGAGGGTGGCCAAAGCAATATGATAGGCCGTCCCGTTGAGGCTGAGGTCATTAAGAAGAATGAAGATAAGAAATACAGGCACTTGAACGATGTTGTCAATGGCGTGCAGCGCTTATATGACAATTCAGACCACGACACACAAGAGCTAATACGTTTGAGATATTGGGATTGCCCTATCAATGCTTGTGAATGGAAAGATATTGCTAATCACTTTTGCGTATCTGAGGCAGTTATCTATAGACGACGTGCTGCAATGCTCAATGAATTAGCAAAATATATCGGTTATGTTTAAAAGTGATAGTTTACCCCCCTCAAACTTCGGTAAAAAAAGTCGTATTATAGTAATATGTTCTTGATTGAACATTACACGTTTCTAGGTTGTTTACTGGTTTTTCTAGGGCATTAATATTTTCCTTTACGCATTTTATACTCCTTTAAGTCGTCTGAGAGAACACTCAGGCGGCTATTTTTATATACAAAATCTAACAAGCTATTAGCATAATGAGGTGGTAATATCCGATGAACGAAAGACAAAAACGATTTGCAGATGAATATATCAGAACAGCGAACAAACACCAGTCAGCAATAAGAGCTGGTTACAGTGAAAAATACGCGAGAACGTCGTCACACAAGCTATTGGAAAATAAGAGCATCAAAGATTATGTTGAGGCACGTTTCAAAGAATTAGAGAAACAAACAATCGCCCAGCAAGATGAAGTGCTGCAATATCTCACAGCAGTCATGAGAGGCGAGCAGGAAGATGAAGAAAACATAGTAGTCCCTAAAGGTGATTATGTATCAGACGTTGAGAAACACACTAAGAAAGCTGACACGGCTCAAAGAACGAAAGCAGCCGAATTGCTAGGTAAGAGATACGCAATATTTACAGACAAGCAAGAAATCACACAGCGCAATATTGAATTGAACATAGGTGAGTACGATGACGACAGCGACGATTAACCTTAATATCTCACAGCCTCACAAAGTATTTAACCGCAACATATTTGATGTGCTGACAGATTACAGCCATTTTACGGAAGTTCATTATGGAGGCGGCTCAAGTGGCAAATCACACGGCGTCGTGCAAAAGGTCGTATTAAAAGCGCTGCAGGATTGGAAATACCCTCGAAAGATATTATGGCTCAGGAAAGTTGGCGCAACGATTGCAGATAGCTTATTCCAAGACGTGAAGAGCTGCCTCATAGACTTTAAGGTGTGGGAGCTTTGTGAATGGAACAAGACAGACAATCGTGTCACACTGCCAAATGGAGCCGTGTTCTTATTCAAGGGCATGGATAACTCAGAGAAGATTAAATCAATCAAAGGCATTAGTGATGTAGTCATGGAGGAGGCCTCAGAGTTTGTGATGAACGATTACACACAGCTCACATTAAGGCTGAGAGAAAAGAAACACCTCAACAAGCAGATATTCTTAATGTTCAACCCTGTAAGCAAATTGAATTGGGTTTATAAATATTTCTTTGCAGGTGAGCCACATGACAATACACTAATTAGGCAATCAAGTTATAAAGATAATAAATTTCTTGATGAAATGACCAAGCAAAACCTTGAAGAATTAGCAAATAGAAACCCTGCTTATTACAAAATATACGCATTAGGTGAATTTGCTACACTCGATAAGCGCGTATTCCCTAAATACGAAACAGATATATTAAACAAAGATGATTTAAGGCACTTGCCGTCAATGTTTGGCCTCGATTATGGTTACATTAACGACCCGAGTGCCTTTATTCATGTGAAAATTGATAAGAAAAACAAGAAACTTTATATATTAGAAGAATACGTCAAGACAGGCATGTTAAATGATGAGCTAGCAAACGTAATCAAGCAGCTAGGCTATGCAAAGGAACGCATCACAGCAGACAGTGCTGAGAAGAAATCAATTGCAGAAATGAAACGCGAGGGCATTGAGCGCATCAAGCCGTCAATGAAAGGCGCTGACAGTATTATGTCAGGCATACAGTTTATAAGCCAGTTCGATATTGTTGTAGATGAAAGATGCTACAAGACAATTGAGGAGCTAGACAATTACACATGGAAAAAAGATAAGCAAACCGATGAGTATTACAACGAGCCAGTTGATACTTATAACCACTGTATTGACTCACTCAGATATGCCGTTGAGGAGCTTATGATAAAAGACAGAGAAGAAAAGAAAGACACAAACCAATTACGCAAATTAAGACAATTTTTCTAGGAGGTGCAGCACTTGTCTAAACTGAAAAAGAAATTTAGCCCAATGGCAAACGCAGACTTATTGGCAGAAAATGCTGACGAGATTGTGCAGGACTACACTAAGTTACAGAGGCTAGTAGAGCGACACAAAATAGAACAAGCGCCACGCCTTAATGTGTTAGAGCAGTATTTCTTGAGTGATAACACAGGCATATTAACAGGTGAGCGCAGAAAAGACGCAGAGAAAGCTGACCACAGAGCAGTACATAACTTTGCGAAATACATTTCACAGTTTATTGTCGGGTACCTGACAGGCAATCCGCTGACGTTCTCACACGACGATGAGGACACTCAGCAGGTTATATACGACTTGAATGATGCAAACGACGCAGATGCAGTGAACAGCAATATTGCGCTTGATTTGAGCATATACGGCAGAGCTTACGAGATTGTGTTCAGAGACGAAAACGAACAAGATAGATTTCTGACGCTCGACCCTAAAAATACTTTTGTCATTTACAATTATGATATAGATAAGAAAATCATTGCAGGCGTGAGATATTACGACACAGTGGACGCTGAGGGGCATACAGTCAATCATATTGAAGTATACACAGCAACACACCTGCATAGCTTTGTCATACGCAAAGGCGAGCTGAGCAGCGTACAGGATATTGAGCATCATTACAACGATGTACCAATCATTGAGTATCTGAACAATAAATTTAAGCAGGGCGACTTTGAGAACGTCCTCAGCTTGATTGATTTGTACGATGCAGCACAATCAGACACAGCGAACTATATGACTGACACAAACGATGCAATGCTTGCAGTAGTCGGTAATGTTGAAATGGACGGCGAAGATGCACAGAAATTCAAAGATGCAAACATGATACATGTTAAGCCTGAAATGAACGCAAACGGCAGTGAGGGCAATGCAGATGTCAAATACATCTATAAGCAGTACGATGTGCAAGGCTCAGAGGCTTACAAAACAAGATTGCAAAACGATATTCACAAGTTCACCAACACACCTGATATGACAGATGAGAACTTCACAGGCACACAATCAGGCGAGGCAATGAAATATAAATTGTTTGGTTTAGAGCAAGCAAGAGCCGTTAAAGAGCGCCTATTCAAAAAAGGATTGGCTAAACGCTACAAGCTGCTATTCAATAACTTAAACATTCTAGGCACTAAAACGCACGACCATTCAGAAATGGATATAACCTTTACACCTAACCTGCCTAAGTCCATGAAAGACAATGTGGAAGTAGTCAACTTGCTTGCAGGTACAATATCAGAAAAAACACGTCTAGGATTGTTGGACTTTATCGACGACCCTGACGCTGAGATTGAACGCTTGCAGCAAGAGGAGGACGAGCAGCTCACGCGTGCTGACAATCGCGAGTACAGTTTTAACGACGAACTGAAAGAGTGATTAAATGGCAGACCTAACAAGTAAAAAATATTGGCGTGAACGCGCTCAACGTGTCATAGCAGTTGAGGCTAAAAAAGACGATGATGTTATCGACGAAGTACGCAGCATCACCAACTCGACAATGAGCCAATTGGCCAATGAGATATATAGCTTTTATGCTAAATACGCAACGGCTGAGGGCATCACAGTAGACGCTGCTAAAAAGAAAATACAAAAGACTGATATTAAAGAGCTTGAGGATAGAGTCGCACAGTATGTGAAAAATAAAGACTTTAGCGAGAAAGCCAATGCTGAACTCAGACAATACAATACTAAAATGTATGTAAGTCGTGAACGCATGTTGCTGCAGCAGCTTTCAGCTATCATGGTGAACGGCACAGCGCTCACTGAGGTTGAAATGAACGAGTACCTCGAGAAGTCAGTTGATAGAGAGGTGGAGCGCCAAGCAGGCATACTAGGCGAAAGCGCACTTATCAAGCCTAATCATGTACGAGCTATTGTAAACGCTGATTTTCACGGTGAAACATGGAGCGAGCGCTTGTGGGCTGATATGGAGCAGACACGAAAAACTGTACTCAAGACAGTGCAAAATACTATGTTGCGTGGCCGCCACCCTGACGAGTTCGTTCCTGAGCTTAAAAAGAAATTAGGCGTTACGACCTCAGATGCTAAGCGATTGCTTATCACAGAAACGGCTCGTGTGCAGACAGAGGCGCAAAAGCTGCACTACATGGAAACAATCGGCGCAGATGCCACAATCGAGTTTGTCGCTAAGCTAGATGACCGCACGTCCGATGAGTGCAGACACGCAGACGGCAACAAGATTAAAGTATCTGAAATGGTCGCAGGCGTGAATGTTCCACCGCTACACCCTTATTGCAGGTCTACAACAGTTCCCGCAGTTGATGAGATTGACGACGAGCTGGAGGCTTTCTTCAAAGAGCGTGAGGGCAAATACAACCTCAAGAATGTTGATGATGAGCTTGACGAACAACTCGACCCTGAGCCAGCACCCGAAGAATTAATCTTCAATGAGCAGCTCACTGAGGCGTTCGGTGAGGAGCAAATCGAAGAATTAAAACGTCAGCTTGAGAACAACAAAGACGTTGAGGGCGCTAAGGAATATCGTAAAATATGGAATCACTTTGCACCTGATATGACTATTCAAAAGTTGCCTAGCAACAAGACGGCGCATTTCGACCCTATGTCAGAAAAGGTGAAAATGCCGACAGCCAATCTTGCTGAACGTGACCAAGTCAGGATAGGTGGAGAAATACGTGAGGGTACAGACAACTATAAGACAGTCATACACGAGTTTTCACACATGATTGACCTATCTATCCAAAAAGAGCTGAAAGGCGCTAAAAACATGCTGAACGGCGGCTATACAGCCGACCCTAACTATTTCATGAATGAAGAAACCGACGAGCGAGAAATGTTGGCGGACGCACTCAAAAAAGAAATAGACGCAATGGCAAAGGCAGAACACAAGAAACTTAAAGACGCACACAAGAGCGGCAATACAGACGTTTGGAGCAAACCAACCAAGCCGCGCATAGACGACGGACGCATAAAAATGGTTAGACGACTCAGAGAGCAATACCATTTAGGCGACTCTGACGGCTTATCAGATATGATTGAGGCAGCGACGAACGGCAAGGTTAACATTGCATATGGTCACGGTAAAAGATATTGGGGCAAACACCCTGCATACAAAACGCCTTTACAGGCCAACCTTGAGGCCTTTGCAGAAATGAGCGAGGCGTTTATGAGTGAGAGCAAACGGGAAGTCTTACAGAAAGAAGTTCCCAAATCATACGCGTTATATTTAGAAATGCTCAAATCTATAGTGAAAAGGTTGGGGTTATAATGAATGAATTAGATAAAGCATATAAGGCCTATGAGGCTAAGTTCGATGAGGAGCCGCCCCTAATGTTCCTGAGAGGCTTAACGTTAGACGAGCAAGCTGCAGTAATCAATGAGCGTGTAGACGACGGCAAGTCTTTCGGTGAACATGCCAATGAGGAGGGCTATTATTCATAATGAAAGCTATTGAATGTTTACGCTCTATTGCTGAAAGCCTTTATGGCATACACAAGGAGCTAATAAAACTTAATCAGACGCACCCGAGCAATCAAGCTAAACCCGAAGAAAAAGAAAAGCAATTTAAACCGAGCAAATTCATTTAAGCTATTCACCTTAATTGGTGGGTGGCTATTTTTTATGCCCAAAACGTGCTGACGGCGTAAAAAGCATGTATGGAATTAAGAGCCGACGGGCTATAAATGGAGGTAACAATATGACTGAAAAATTAAGATTAAACTTACAACATTTCGCTGAGCAAGGCGACGGCGACCCTGAGGGCAAAGACGACCAACAAGGTGGCAACCCTGAGGACAAGGGTGGCAATACTGACGGTAAGGACGACCCGCAAGGCGATAAAACGTTCACACAGGAAGAAGTTGACCAAATTCTTAAAGAACGTTTAGCACGTGAGAAGAAAAACAAAGAGGACGCAGTCAAAGAGGCTGAGAAATTGGCCAAGATGAACAAAGACCAAAAGGCTGAATATGAGCGAGAGCAAATGCAAAAAGAGCTAGACGCTTACAAGGCTAAAGAGGCACGCAATGAAATGAAAAAGCACGCAAGCGATGTATTTAAGAATAATGAAATCACACCAAACGACGAGCTGCTTGAGATAGTCACGGCTGATACAGCAGACCAAACTCAAGCTAACGTGCAGGCTTTCAAAGACGTGCTTAACAACATGGTCAAAGAGCAGGTACAAGCTAAATTGTATCAAGGCACACCTAAGAATTACTCAAATGGCAGTGGTGCCGTTACGCGTGAGTCAATTGAACAAATCAAAGATGACTCAGCACGTCAGCAAGCCATTGCACAGAATATGCACTTATTTAAATAAAATTTCGGAGGTATATCTATATGAATATTAAACATACAAATGGAAACAAACTTAAATTAAACTTACAGCACTTTGCAGCAGAGCCTAACTTGATTGATGTTGAGGCATTAGGAGAGGCAAAGTCGATTGATTTCGCTAATAAAATGGGAGACCGTTTAAACAAATTGTTTGAGGCGTTAGGCATCACAAATAAAATTCCAATGAACGTAGGCTCAGCATTAAAGCAATATCGTTTCAATGTGATTGACTCAGAGGCTCCAAATGGTGACGTTGCTGAGGGTGAAATCATTCCATTAACTAAAGTTGAGCGTGAGCTTGTGAACATCACAGAGCTTGAGTTCCGTAAGTTCCGTAAATCAACATCAGCAGAGGCTATTCAGTCGCACGGCTATGATTTAGCAATCAACCGCACAGACGCTGAGCTTATCCGCTATGTTCAGAAGAAATTCAGAACTGACTTCTTTGAAACTATCGAGGGCGCAGTAAATAATCCTGACCGTACGAACACAGACGAGTTATCAGGCAAGAACTTACAAGGCGCGTTATCAAAAGGCCGCGCTAACTTATCAGTATTATTAGATGATGAAGTAACGCCTATCGCGTTAGTAAACCCTAACGACGTAGCAGGCCATTTAGCTGACGGTTTCATTAACTCAAACGGGTCACAATTTGGGTTAAACTTATTAACGCCATATGTAGGCGTGCAAGTAATTGAATTTGCAGACGTACCACAAGGCACTGTATACATGACTACAGCAGAGAACTTAAACGTTGCTTATGCAAACCCTCAAGGCGAGTTAGGTCGTGCATTTAACTTTGCAACAGACCAAACAGGTTTTGTAGGCGTATTACACGATATTCAATCAAACCGTTTAACAGCAGATACAGTGTTCGCATCAGCTATCTCAATGTTCCCTGAAAACGTTGACGCAGTTGTATCAGTAGCGATTGAAGATGCTGCAGACGGCGAGTCTGCTCCCAGTGAAGCCTAATAGCATTGATGTTAGACCGAACGTCAAATCAGCTAGGCTGACAGTGAAATAATTTTAGGAGGCTATACAATATGGCAGACATTTTAAAAGTATATCAAGGCGAGAACGTAGTCGGACAAGCAGAACGTGCAGAGGACGGCACAGCGTCAGTTACGATTGACGGTTTAGAGGCAGGCACAGAGTACGCAGCAGGCACTTATCAAGTAGCTTTCAGCAATGATGCAGGCGAGTCAGCTAAGGTTGACGTGCCATTATTCACTACTAAAGAAAGCGCACCAGCTGAGCCTCAAAACGTATCAACTGAGACGACTGAGAACACAGCAGACGTAAGCGCTGAATAAGGGGGCGTAGCGAATGGCTTACCTTGAAAATGTTAAGACCTTGTTATCCATTACGGATAATGAGCAGGACGAATTGCTCAATAAAATTATAGATAATACAGAAAAACGTTTGCTGACTTTTCTACCACTCACTGAAAAAGATGTACCGCAAAGGCTTGATTTCATTGTTGAGGAGGTAGCGGTCAAAAGATATAACCGTGTCGGAGCTGAGGGTATGACCTCAGAAACGCTCGACGGACACTCTACAAAGTTTCAAGACGACGACTTTGACGAGTTCCTGAGTTTCATTGAGCGTCTATATCCACCAGTACAAGGCACAGGCCGCACAGGCAGCGTGACATTCTATTGAGGTATGACCAACGCGCTAAACTTGTGTATGAGGGTGATAAGCGGTACAACCCTGACACAGGTAAGACCGAAAAAGATGTAAGTATTATCTATACAAGCATACCGTGCCACAAGTCGCCACTATCACCTGAGCGCACAGCCGTTGAGTTCGGCAATGTGCAGCGTGATATAAGCATCATAAGGCTGAGAGGCCAAATAAGCGGCAAAATTAGCCACGCCTATATAAATGACCGCAAGTACATTGTTGTCCGCCATACCTACTACAGGCACGATACAGTGATGTATTTAGAGCAGGTGAACAATGGCAAAGGTTAATGGCATAAATAAGCTAATAGCGGCGTTAGGTGATGCTGAGGACGACATTGAGGACGATGTTGATTTCATTCTCAAGAAAAGAAGTGAGCAGTTTCGGGCTGATACCGTGAAAGAGGCACGCCGTGTTATGACTAAAGGCTATTGGACGGGCAACCTAGCCCGCATGGTCGAGGACACGAAAGAGGGCAAACTGAGTTACCTCATAACCTCAAATGCCCACTATTCAGGCTTTCTTGAATATGGCACGCGTTACATGGCTCCTGAGACTTTCATGTATCAGATTTATCAGAAATACGACAAGCAAATTCACGCAGATATTGAGAGACTTATAAACAGTTAGGAGGACAGACAGTGGCTAAGCAATCAATAAAATATGAACTATTTAATTATTTATATAGAGCGTTCAGCGAGCTAGGCGTTCCAGTCGTTAGGCAAGTTGACCAATACACAGAGCTAGGTTATCCGTTTATTGCGATTGAAGAAATACAAGACCTTGTATCAGTCCAATCGTTCGACAATTACGGCGGCGAGCCTAAAGCACGTATTCACTTATGGAGCGACGCGGACGACCTACAGACGCATGACAGGCTATATATTCAAATTCAAAGTATTCTTATGGAAACTGAGCAGCTACCCTCCTATCATGTTTCATTGGTCAGCATCAATACAAATGACATAAATGATGATACGACAAACACACATTTACAGCACAGTATCATTGACTCAGAGTTTCAAACACTATAGGCGCGCCTCATAGCAGGTGTGCCTTTCATTATTAAATAAATGGAGGTCATGACATTATGGCAATTAAACAAGGTACTGACGAACTTGCATTAGTTCGTAAAGCAGGCGAGGCCGTAGAGGCAAACAAAATTATGTGGATTACAGAGCTTGAGCGTGAAACAGAACGCGACTCAGACCAAGAGGCAACAATTGACGGCTCAGTTAGCTCAGGCGGAACATTAGAGTCAACTGTAACTATCACGTCTTATATGGACGTTGAGGACGAGTTGAGTGATGAAATCGAGGACGCTGCTGAGGACGGCACGGCTTACGAGTTATGGGTAATCAACAAAAAAGTACAAAATGAAGAAGGGCAGTACAAAGCTGAGTATCGTCAAGGTACATGGAACAGCATTACACGTACAAACGAGGCCGACTCTATTGCTGAGTTCGAGTCTGAGTTCAGTGTTTACGCTAAGAAAGTACGCGGTTATGCTACATTACCTGAAATCATAGAGAACAATAAAGCGGCTTATGGTTTCCATGACACTGTAGCTGAGGACGCTGCAGACGACGGACTTGTGGCTATTCCACAACCGGACGACCCTACCAGCGGCGACGGCACAGGTGAAGAAACGCCCAGCTAAACCCGAAATAACTGACGTAAAGCCTAATATTAAGAGTGTTAGGTTATCAGTTCAGTAGGGATTGCAAAACATCACAGGCGGGCAGATAGCCCGTCTTTTTTACTTAATACAAAAATAAGCGAGGTAATTATATTATGGAAATTAAATTTAACGGCAAAGAGTTTGAATTATCATTTGGCTTTAAGTTCATGAATGACATTGATAAAAAATTAGGTATGGAAATGGAGCAGATGAGTTTCGGGCAAGGTATTCAAATGCTAGCGCCTAACTTAGAAAGTGGCAACCCTGTAGCAATTGGCCACACTATTATTGCTGCTACTTCTCATCACAAGAAAGCGCCTAAATCAGACGCAGAAATCTCAGAAGTATTAAACGACATTGCCTCAGAGCAGGGACTTGACGAGTTCGCAGAAGAAATTATCAAGGAGTTGGGAAAGCAACCTATGACCCAAAACCTCGTACCGGAAGAATACAGACAAGCGAAGAAAGCAACAGCGAAGAAATAGAAAAGCAGCCTAAGCTCACTTATGATAGAGCTATTATTCTTTGCATGAGTGAGCTAGGTATTTATGACATGAAAGAAATTGAAACAATGACACTTACTGAATTTAATTATCGCATGTATGCCCGCGAGTACGAAATGCTCAAAGAGGAATACGATATTTATCGTTTAGCCTTTGCTATACGTGATGCCAAAGCTGAGCAAAAGAAAAAAGGCGGCAAAAAAGGCGAAAATGAGTTCAAGTATAACAGTGCTGACGATATTATCAACTATCAGTACAACCTCGACAGGCTCAACAGAGGTGAGTCAGTTCAAATGGGCGACACAGCAAGCCAAGAAGATGACAAACCGTCACTTGACGTGCTGAAACAAATCACAGCCCACAATAACTCAAAGTAGAGGAGGGAATACATGGCAAACTACAAGATAAGTACAAGCATTGATGCCAACGTGTCTAAATTTAGAAGTGCTTTTAATAAGGCTAAACGTATAGCTGAACAGTTTAAAGGCACGGCTGAAAGCATGAGAGACACTGAGGTCGACGCTGACACATCAAGTTTTAGAGCTAAGATGAAAGCAGCAAGAAACTCGATGAACAGTTTCAGCCGCATGAGAGCTAAGTCAACACTAGACGTGAACAGCTCAGCAGCATCAGCTCAAATTGCACGTTTCAAAGCCATGCTCAAATCAATTCCAAACAAACACCGCACACGGCTGGACGTAGACAGCAGACCTGCACTCAGTGCTTTTAGGGCTATTACAGCAGCAACTAATAATTTTAAAAGCACATTAAGCACAATAGCAGGCAATATCCGAACAGTTGGAACTGTAGCAGGTAACGTGTTCAAAGGTACAATGCTATCAGGTATCACCGCATTAGTTCCTGCAATTGCATCATTAGTTCCTGCTTTAATGGCTGTACTAAATGCAGCAGCAGCCGTAGGCGGTGGAGCAGTCGGAATGGTTGGCGCGTTCGCTACAGCAGGCGCAGGCGTTGTCGGTTTCGGAGCAATGGCTATGAGTGCATTGCAAATGGTCGAGGACGGCACACTTGCAGTTACTAGCGAAGTGCAGAACTACCAATCAGCCGTGCAAAGTCTTAAATCAGCATGGCAAGGCGTAGTAGCTCAGAATCAATCTGAGATATTCAACACGTTAGCCAATGCAGTAAACACAGCAAAGGCAGCACTTGCAGGATTGACACCTTTCTTATCAGGCGTAGCACAAGGCATGGAAACAGCCAGTGCAGCGACACTTGATTGGGCTAAAAACTCACAAGTCGCATCAAACTTCTTTGATATGATGGGCAGCACAGGCGTTCGCATATTCAACAATATGCTAAGTGCAGCAGGTAATTTCGGCTCAGGATTGGTCGCAGTATTAACTAATCTTGCACCACTGACTGAATGGATATCTCAAGGCTTTAAGAACATGGGCAAATCATTCAATCAATGGGCAACAAGTGTTGAGGGCAGCACAGCCATTCAAGACTTTACTAACTTTGTTAAAACGAACTTGCCTATTATTGGCGAGATATTCAGCTCAACGTTTAAGGGTATTTTTAACCTTATGAAAGCATTTGCGCCTAATTCTCAGGTCGTATTTGAGGCATTGGCACAAATGGCCAACCGTTTCGAGCAATGGAGTTCAACAATTGCAGAGTCGGACGGTTTCCAACAATTCGTAGAATACGTTCAGACAAATGGACCTGTTCTTATCAGCTTGATAGGCAATATCATAAACGTATTAGTCAATATAGCCGTTGCATTAGCTCCTCTAGGCGCTAAAGTGCTGCAAGTCGCAAACGCATTTGCTGAGTGGTTAGCTCAACTGACAGCAACTCACCCTGTAATCGGGGTATTAATCGGCGTTATAACCTCACTTGCAGGCGTATTCATGGCATTATGGCCAGCAATTCAATTTGTGATACAGGTTATCGCTCCTTTAATTTCTCAATTTTCTAGTTTTCTAGGCATTGGCACAGTAGTTCAGGGTCTATTATCAACCCTAGCGGCTGCATTTGGCGCAGTAACAGCTCCAGTGTTGGCTGTAATCGGTGTGGTAACAGCACTAATAGGCATATTCACAGCACTACTTGCAAGCTCAGAGCAGCTAAGAGGTCAAATGATTGCAGCGTGGAACGCTATTAAGCAAGCAGTGATGCAAGCCGTTCAGGCAATCATTCAATTTGTATCACAGCTTATTTCAAGAATACAAACAATCGTAGCACCTTTAGTTCCAATTTTCCAAAATACATGGAATCAGATTGTGGCAGTAGTCGAGGCAGCGGTAAACTTAATCGCGCCAATCGTGCAGCAGGCGTGGAATACCATTAAGGCAGCAACACAGGTTGCTTGGGAGCTTATTAAAATGGTCATCACAGTCGCAATGGAGGTCGTAGTTAGTACAATTACGGCGCTACTTCAAGCCTTGTCCGGTGATTGGTCAGGCGCTTGGCAGACTATCAAATCAGCAGGCGAGGCTATTTGGCAGGCCATTGTTACAGCAGCACAGAATATTTTCAATATTTTAAAAGAATGGCTATCCAATTTGTGGAACTCTATTAAGCAAAACGCCATAACAGCGTGGAACGCGCTTAAAGGTCAAGCCTCTAGCATATGGCAGGGCATTGTCACAGCGATACAATCCGTCATTCAGGGACTTGTTGGCATATTAAGCTCTATTTGGTCAACAATCACTAGCACGGCAAGCTCTATGTGGTCAGCATTGGTCGGCATAGCGTCCTCTATTTGGGGGTCACTTGTCAGCACGATAAGCTCTATCGTTTCAAGTATTGTGAGTGTCGTAAGCTCAGCGTGGTCGAGCATTTCAAGTACGACATCATCAATATTCAGCTCAATAGCGTCAACAGTATCGAGCATTTGGTCATCAATCGTGAGTGCAATAAGCTCATTTATCTCTAGTATTGTTAGCACGGTTTCGAGCGGTTGGAACAATGTTATGAGTACCATTTCATCAATCCTAAGCTCAATTGCATCAACAGTATCAAGCGTTTGGTCATCAATCGTTAGCGCGATTTCATCATTTATATCAAATATCGTGAGTACGGTTTCAAGTGGTTGGAACAATGTTATGAGTACCATTTCATCAATCCTAAGCTCAATTGCATCAACAGTATCAAGCGTTTGGTCGTCAATCGTAAGCACAATAAGCTCATTCATTTCTAATATTGTTAGCACAGTCACATCAGGTTGGAACAATGTTCTAAGTGCTATCACATCAGCTATGAGCGGCATTATTAGTGCAGTAACATCAGGCATGAGCAGCGTAGTGAGTGCAGTACAATCAGGCGTATCAAACGCAGTGAGTGCAGCTAAGTCATTCGTTGGCGCAATGGTGTCAGCAGGTGGCGACCTTATCAGAGGTATGATAAACGGTATCAAGAGCATGGCAGGCTCATTAGTGAGTGCAGCTAAAGGCGTTGTATCTAACGCAGTAAACGGCGCTAAATCGCTATTAGGTATTCATTCACCGTCTAAAGTGTTCAAAGAAATCGGACAATATACTATGCAAGGTATGCAAATTGGTTTAAATGACAGAGGCAGAAAAGTTGTAAGAGATACAGGCAGAATTGCTAAACAAATGACTCAAGGTTTCAACCCTAACTTACAAGCTAGACCCGCAGTCAAAGGCATTAATCGCGAACTTAACAACTTATCAACTAGAGGCCACGTAACAGCAAACCATACGACGACAGTCAAAGCTGAGCCTAGCACAATGAACTTACGCATACAGCTAGACACTGACGATGAAGTTCTGACAGCTAAAGTGAACGGCGTTAATGCACGCGACGGCGAGGTTTTATCATTCTAATAAGGAGGTGTGACCTATCGACTTAAAAATCACACGACAAAACGGCGACTCATTCACATTAGGTGAGTACGGTGTCGAAGTCAGTGACGTTGTGATTAGTGGTATTGAAATGGAGGAGCAAACCCGTGACATACAAGGGCTGCACGGCACTTTTGACATGGGAGCAACATACAAGGGGCGCGATATTAGCGTTCCCTTTTCATTTCAAGGTCAAAATTTGGCATCTTATCCACTATTCAGAGATTTAATATACAAACTCACTACAAAAACTGAGTCTTTTTATATTCAGGAAATGCGCAGGCCACAAGTAGCAGGCTATACATTCAAAGATGTGAAGAACTCAAACGCAGTATCAATTGACCAATACGGCAGAGATACAGTGTTCGATGAAACGCAATCAGAGAACGAGGTCAGTACAGGCAAACGTTATCTTGTAAGGCTTTCAGGCGCTACTGAGATAGAGCAATCAGCCCACACATCTAAAGGCAAAGGCGAGCTAACGTTCCATACGACAGAGCTGCCGTTTGCTGAAAGTGTTGGCACGTCAACAGATTTAGAGCGTGACGGTTTGCACTATACAAAAAACCCTATTTGGTCATACGGCATGGGCTTGAATAACGACCCTGCTACAAGGCAATACACGTTCGACGTGAACACAGGCAATGAGTTCAATGTATACAATTTCGGTGATGTGCCGATAGACCAATTCAACCAACACTTAATATTAAAGCTCACTTTCAATCAAGATTTAGACAGCACTTTGAAATTTGGTTTTAACGATACTAATATTCATATTGACGGTGCTGCAGCAAATATCAGTGCAGGTGATGTTATCACTTATGAAACAGGCGGCTATTTCAATAATGGCCTAAGTATATTAAATGCTACAAATTACAAAATGCCCGAGTTACAAGAGGGCTTAAATAAATTAATGTTTGACGGCACTTATGACCTGACTATCGAGGTTGAGTGTCGTTTTTACTACTTATAGGAGGTCATGACAATATGGCAAGAAAAGAAATCACTACACCATTAGACCTGAAAAACCTTGAAAACCATAACGATAACTACGATGAATTATACGGTTTAGTTGACGAAACTGACAGACGCATCAGCGAAAACATGTGGGAAGAAATCAAAGACGCAAACACAATGAAGATGCTTAAACCTGTACAGACAGCTGCAGACCTGCCTGACTTGGCAAGTCTGCTGCCAAGCGAGGAGGCAGACAAGTCACTTATCACAGTTATTGACGAGCAGCGTGTTTATGGTTTTGTTAATGGTGAATGGCAGCCTTTCAGCGAGATAGACCTCGACCCGTTCGAGCCTTTCAAAGATGAACTAGCTGAAATCGTTGCTGCTTATGAAAAACAAATACAAAATATCACAACTGAGGTGCAGGACACTAAAGACTCAGCTGTTAAGTCCATAGAAAGCACACAGAGCCAATCTGAGAGCAATATCAATCAGACGGAACAAAGAGCTGTTAAATCTATTAATCAATCACAGCAAGAGGCTGAGAGCCAAATAAGTGATAGTACGGCAGCGCTTAAAGGTAAAACGGAAGAACTGACGGCATTATTTAATGACTCAATGGATAAGCTCGCTAGCAAGCAAGATACAGCACTTGCTGAGGTGGATAGCGCCAAACAGGCAGCAATAACAGCAATTGAAGAATTTCAGAGTGTAGACACTAGCGACTGGCAAAAACACAAACTGACAGATGCTGACGGGTATATCCCTCGTATGGATAACGTAGACATGGCAGATTTAGATAGTTTTATAGAAATTAAATCAAAACTTGTGTACCTTTTTGACCCTATCAACACACCTGCACTTGATAATGATAACGGCTATCTTACCATAATTGCTCGAAGTAGCACATATGCTCAGGCTATTTTCAGCCCCATAAACGACAATAATATCTACATGAATAATAAAATAGGTAGCTCAAACGGCTGGAGCGGTTGGGAGCTTGCAGACGGGACTAAAGTTGAATTGTTTAACGGCAGTGCCTCAGGTGTAGGCTCAGAGATTTCACTTTCAGCTCCTTATGATAAATTTAATTATTTATTCGTTTCTTTCGACTCGACGCCGGGCAAACAGATTAAAATTTTTGAGGCGCAAGGCGCTAGCAATATTGTTATAGCCGTCAATAATGTTTACAACGACGGCTCAAATGCGAGAGCCTATGAAATGGCAATCGAAAGAACAGACCTGACCACGTTTACTATCACAAATGAGGCCAGCTATTCATTCAGCGGCTCAGGCTCATCAGATAGTACAGTAGTAATAGAGAAGATTGTAGGTGTAAAATAATGGAAATGAACACAGACGGCGTTATCAATGACAAGCTAAACATTAGAGTTAACGAGAATGATGAAATTACTTCATTCGCAATCGTGGGAGGTGTAGGCGATGAGGGTATTTTCATATCTTACGACGTAGCGCCTGACAACTTTATAACTGATTTTAAAAATGGCTATTTTCTTTATAAGGACGGCGTTATCTCAGTTAATCCTGACTTTGAGCCTATAAGAGACACAGTTTAAAACTATTGATAAGAGGTGCATTACATGGCTTTAATTCTTAAAGACTTAAACGGGAACGCCTATCCAGTTGAAACAGTGACCAATCACACAGTACGCATGAACAGCGACGGCATGCTGACGTTCAACGTGATTGAGAACGAGCAAACGGCTCATTTCATCAATGACATATCTAAGATGTGGCGTGTAGAAAATGTGACAGGTGATGCTGAGTCTCAGGCTTACGTTATAGTGATTGCTAAACGAAAAGCGTCAAAACATAAACAATATATCGAGGTTACAGCTAAAGAGGAGCAATTCGATTATTTAGAAACGCACAGGATATATGAGAACGTCACAGGGAGCCGCACAGGCGTTGATTTCCTAAACTTGATATTTGATGGCACACCTTACAGCTACACGCTGCTCGAGGGCGTGTACGCTAAAGAGTGGGAAAACGCAGGCGACGGGCAGTCACGTTTTGAAATGTTTCTAAATTGGTTAGAGCGTTACGGTTTCGAGTTCCAATACGAGCCAACCACAAAAACTTTCAAGTTGGGCGAGCGCATTTCGCGCCGTCCGGCTTATTATATTTCTAAAAAGCTAAATGCTAACGACATAAGTTTTGAGGAGGACGCAACCAATTTTTACACATATGCTCGAGGCTATTTTGACTATGACGGTGCTGACAATATCCATGCAGCTAACCAAATAAGAGAATACCCGAAAGGCAAGACAAGCCCAATGATAGAGCTATTCGGTATCAGAGAGGCTCCACCTATCTCAGACGGGCGTGTGACAGATACGGAACTTATGGACGAAATGCTTGAGAAACAGGTCGAGCAATCGCTCAAAATGAGCATTGAGCTTGATTTCGTAACGTTAGGTCACAATTACCCTTTCGCGCAGCCTGAAATTGGTGACGAGATACCGGTTATTGATGAAACTATCAATTTTAATCGTGTATTAAGAATACAAGAGATAAAAACTACACGCGATGCTCACCATAAAGTTATTAAGCAGTCAATCGTGGTCGGCGACCCTAGACGTGAAATCAGATATAAAAAAGCTCAATCTGGTGCAGTATCAGCAATTAATGACCTTATGGCAGGCCGTAAGAAAATAAAAGAGTCAGTGCTGCCTGCAGCTATTAAAGAGTCAACTCAAATGTTAATGGACACAGCGAGCGAGTTGTCATTCAGTGAGCAAGGCGTTATGGCCGTTGATAAGGACAACCCTAACTATGTGACGCTACTTAACTCAAGCGGTTTAGGTGTCAGCAAAGACGGCGGCCAAACATTCCACAATGCAATCACACGCGGTCAGATAAACGCCGACTTGATAACAGCAGGCTCATTAAATGCTGATTACATTAGAGGCGGCACACTAGACGCAAACCTTGTCAATGTGGTCGGCGGTGACGGTGACAAATACGTCACAATTAAAAATGATGAACTAAGGCTAAATGGTACTTATACTAGAATGTGGCGCGGCGTGACGACGACCTCTAACGTTTTTACCAGTATGAAAAATGGCTATTTAAGATTTAGAAATAATACAACTAACAGCTCATTGTATATGTCAGAATTTGGCATATCTACTTATGTAGACCAAACAGGTGAATATTTAGACGCGCCGGGCAACTCATCAGGAACGATTGCATGGTGGGATAAAACTTATAGCCCTAGTGGCGCAAACGGCATCACTATCAATTCATATGGTGGCGTTGCAGCACTTACAAGCTATAAAAACAGAGTCATGATTGCAGCAGGCGGCTCAGTCAATTTGGAAAGTACAAACTCAAACGTCTATATCCGCCCTGATACGAGCCAGCTAGGCGAAAATTCTTTCTCATTCAACATATCAAATAATAGAGAATATAACGACGGATATATTATGTTTGGCGACCAAGACAACGGCGTTTATGCAAGTGGCCTGAGATTTAGCAGAGCTTTTTCTCGTCTTGAGGTCGTAGATACTGATTATAGTACAGGCGGAGGCACGACAATAGAGGCGGGGTATGGTAATTTCAACACAGTCAGCAGACGTGACGGAAACCAATATCTAAATATCGTCCACCCTCAGCTATTCAAAGTCGGCAGTGACGGAAAAGACAGAGTGGCCTCTGACGCAATATACCGCCGCAGCTATGACAAAGGTACAGCTAATGTTCACATAACGGCTTACGGAACACTAGGGCGCGCTACCTCAGCGAGTAAATATAAGTTAAGTATAGAAAAACAATACAAAGACGAACAAAAACAACTCGAACACTCATCAAGTTTGCTGAATTTAGATGTTAAATCATGGTTTAGTAAAAGTGAGGCTGAAATATTGGCAAAAGAGATTGAAACAGGGGAAAGAGTAAGCGATGAAGAATTTGAACTAAACCGCGCCGTTGGCTTAATTGCCGAAGATGTTGAGAGTAACGGGTTGATAGAACACGTTTCATACGGTGCTGATAATGAAGTCGAGGGTATCGCTTACGACAGACTTTGGATTCACTTAATACCTATAATTAAAGACCAACAAAAAAGAATTGAACAATTGGAGGCAATTATAAATGAGCAATAACCAACAAGATATCGAAAAAGCAGTATTACAAAATAGGCTATTTGAAGAAATTCAACGCAGCGTGCAATTACAAATTGAACTTGAGGCAACAGCTAGAGAACTAGAGGCGTACAAATCGCAAATAGAACATAACGACGAGTAATAGGCAGGTGTAATTAAATGGACGTTCAGTTACGCCAAACGCAAAACGAAGAAATGGCCGAAGTTAAAAATAGAATATCTACTTTAGAAACGGAACTCGAAGATTTAAAAGCGAAATACTGGACGATAGACGATAAAATTGACAGTTTAACCAAAAAGCAAGAAGAAAGTCACAGCTCACTATTTGAAACTAACAATCAACAAAATGATTTGCTAAATAAAATCTACTATCAATCGCAAGCGCAGACGGAACAGGCGCAAAAGAACGAGGCTCGTTCTATAGACATTCAAAAATGGTTGTTAGGTGCGCTATGGGGGTTAGTTTCTTTAGTCGTGATATTCGTTATCACTTCTAGTCTAAATGCTTTATTTATGTAATGAGAGGAGGTGAGTAGTATGTTCCTAGATTGGGGTTCTTGTATATTATACGGCGTACATTGCGGGCTAGTGCTAATAGGCATTGGCTAGTCAATAGCAAGCAGGTCATCACTTATTGTGGTGGCCTTTTTATTTTAAATTAATGGAGGCTTTTATAAATGGAACAAATTATCGCATTTGCAGGGGTAATTTCGGTTATCACAATCGCATTAGTACAAGTATTAAAGAAATTGAATATCGTGCCTAAAAATTGGCTACCTGTTGCAGGTATGTTTGTCGGTGTAGTCATTGGCGGTGTCACAAACTTCATTCCTGAAATCGTCTCAGAATTGTCTATTGGTGGGCGCTTATTGGCTGGTTTGATTAGTGGCTTAATGGCTACAGGTATTTGGGAAACATTCAAAAACCGTGAGAGCAAAAACGTAAATAAAATCGGTGGCGGAGGTGCTAAGTAATGGCTAAAAAACATATAGGAAAATGGAACGGCGTTGATGTGTATTTCGACTTATTGCCAATTGGTACTAGAAGAAGTGGCCAACAATTGACGACAGGCACACCTGCTTTTGCAGTAGCGCACGATACAGGCAATAAAAACACTACAGCACAAGACAATGTAGACTATTACAGAAACTCATATAATATTGATTGGTCGCTTGTCGCATCGGCTCATATATTCGTTGACGATAAAGAGGCAATCATTTGCATACCTGTTACCGAGAAAGCGTGGCACGTCTTATATGGTGCTGCTACCGATAACAATTGGTACGGCCTAGACTCAAACGATGCCGCATTTGGCGTTGAGGGGTCGTACTTCACAGATAAGGCACGCTCTAAGAAGTCACTTGATAATTTAGCGCGTATATTGGCTTATCTTTGCGACTACTGGAAGATAGACCATAAAACAGAAATGCCGGGGCATCAAAATATACAAGCCGGAAAAGTAGACCCGGGCAACTTACTCGAGGCTGCAGGCTATAGCCGTAATATCAGCAGTCTTGATAAGTTAGTGAATAAATATATCGGTGGCGTGCAGGAAGATGACAACATGCCTGATGAGGTCAAAGAGCCAACAAAAGAAAAACCGACAGAGTCACCTAAGTCGCAAGTAGAGCTGAAAGAGGCTATCGAGTACATGCACAGTATGAAAGGCCAATATATTGATTTTGATAACTATGCAGCTTATCAATGTGCAGACGTTGTGGTCGATTTCGTTGACCATGTGGCAGACGGTTACAGATTATGGGGCAACGCGAAAGAATTGCACACACTCAACGCTTTGCCTAAAGGCTGGAAAGTAGTAAAAAACACGCCTGACTATATACCGCCTATCACAGCAATTGCAATCTACACTGAGGGCATATATAGCAAATGGGGTCATACAGGCCTTGTTTGGGATAACTCAGGCGGCACTGAGACGTTTACGATTTTAGAGCAAAACTTTGACGCTAAAGCAAACAGCCCAGCAAAACTAAGAGTCGATGACTTTGCAGGATTGACGCACTTTATCGTTCCTGACTTTGCTGACGACAGCGTTGACCTTGCTGAAATCGGCGTAGTTGAGCCTAAAGAAACAAAAACAGGAAAAGCGCTGCAGCTTAATGAAATTCCACCTGAAAACCTTACATGGTCAAATCAGGCATATTTCAAAGCAGTTGCGGACAATGAGGGCGTAACGGTTTGTAGACCTAATCACAATAACGTAATGACACTAACTGACGAGATTTACAGTCAAGGTGATGTGTTCTTTGTTTACGAGATACGTGACGGTTGGGCGCGTGTGTACAGCCCTTGCAACGACGGCTATGTGTGGCATAAACGCTTACGCATTATCGAGATTTACAAACCTGCAGGTGGCAGCAGCAAACACGACAAACCCGACAAGCAGGCAGTAAGTCAAAAAGAGAAAGCGAAAGCAGCTAGCAAGTTGAGAGTCGGAGGCATTCCACCTGCCAACATGAAATGGAGCAAAGGCGCATATTTCAGAGGTAAGCTGGACTATCACGGCGCAACGATTGCCAAACGTTCAGGCAAAAAAGGCAATTATGATTGGAGCCTCACTAATGAAGAATACCAAGCAGGATATGACGATTTCTATATATTCGAGATATTAGGAGGTTGGGCGCGCGTTTACAGCTCAAGCAATAATGGTTGGGTATGGCATGAACGCCTAAGAGTTACTGAGATTTACTAATATTATAAATCAATACTATATTATATTATAGGGCAGGTGCTTAATTGCATTTGCCCTATTTTTTTTATGTGCATAAAACTGTATATAAATACGATATAAACATAAATTTTGCATATCTATGAATTTATCCTTACTGTGTCCCAAGAAAAAAGGCAAAACTGTTTAAAAATTACCGCGTGTCCACTGTGTCCCAAGAATTTTTTAGGGACACGGCTATGGACACACCTTGAAACCTAGAGCCTCAATGAATGAAAGGGTACTGTGTCCACTGTGTCCATAAAAACCCTAACTGACTTTAAATAGAGTATAGGGAATAGAGGCTATATACTGTACTCCCTAACAAGCATTGTATAAAGTGTTGAGCCGTAATTTTTGGGACTTTGGGACACGCAAAGGGCTGAGCCTTAGAGCCTCTAGGGCTGAGAGCCGTGTCCATAGAAAAAATGAAAAAATGTATAAAAAACTGTTGCGATATAGCTACAAATGATTTATAGTATTAACTGTAGACGAAAACAAAGGAGCGAATAAAATGACAAACTTACAAGATTTATTCAAAGCAGCTGAAAACAACGTGCAAAAAAGATTGGACGGTTTACCAGTATTTGGAAGTTACAAAGAAATATTGAAACAAATTATCAACATTGACGAGCAGGTATTTGAAATGCTTTACGATGAAGATACTGAAAACGCTAGTGATTACGATTTGGAAGATGTAGATTTGGTAGCAGTACACGAAAGACTATCACAATTTTAAAATTCAGGTGGGGCGTTAAGCCCCTTAATAAAACTAGGAGGCAGCAAAATGAAAGCGACAGTTAAAACCGAAAAAGGCGAAACAACAAAAGCCTATATTAGCAGAATTACAGCGGACTATCTGAAGAAACATGAGAGATTGGTGCCGATTGAAGAAGTGAGACAGTTCTTTTTGGCGCAAGGCAATGCAACAATTAAAAACATGACAAAAAGTACATTTGAAAAAATGGTCGAGAAACAAATCATGGCTCACGCTATGAAATACATGTAAATAGGAGGTGCGGGCAATGCCTAATACTAAAATCAACACAGAGACCACTCAGCGACTCACAGAGCGCATAAATGAAGTATTAAGGTCAAACGTACCAGCAAACAGAATACAAGCTATAACAGGCTTACAACGTTCGCTCATTACTCGATTACGAAACGGCGAGTATAAGCTAGAGAATGTGACGTTTAAAAAAGCTATGACGCTATATGAATATGCTGACGAAATTCTAAAAGAGCAATAA